CGATCTTCCATTACACACGATTTCTGTGCACCAGACATCGAGGCCGTATACAAGCAGGTCCGAATGTTTGGAACAAAAGCACCAGTGTTTGATGAGGAGACCGAAGCGCTTTTTGAATTAGCAAAATCAGCGGTCGTCAAACTTTTGGACAATTATGGAGTAACAACGTTTCCTGTCTCACCACATGAAGTCACATATGCCAGAACAGCAAGTGCTGGATATGGACAGAAATTCATGACTAAAGGGGAGTATGTAGACGCTGGACAACTTGATGATTCACTCGTACACTTTGTCGATACTTGGCAAAGTGAAGAGTTGATTCCTCTCTGGTCTGTAAAAGGAAAGAAAGAATACTTACCTTTTAACAAGATAGATGACAAGAATGTCAGAGTGTTCATTGTACCCAATGTTGATGTCTACTTCACGCAAGCGATGATGTGCCAACAATTCAATGCGGCCATGAGTTCAAAAATGGACAATTGGTGCAGCGTTGGAACATCATTTCAGCATGGAGGATTCAACAGATTGTTTCAACACCTCGGTGAATTTGACTTCATCATCGAAGGTGACTGCACAAAGTGGGATAAGTCTGCGAAAGAAAAGATGCTCAATGCATGCAGAGATGTTCGTAAACTCCTCTATAAAGGGAGAGTCTCTAAACAGTTTAATGAATGGACGAAACGACACGGTATCAAGGTTGATGTCAACAAAATGTTAGACATTATTTACCACGATTTAGTCAACGCCTTTTTGGTGTTACCCGATGGTCGAGTAGTTCGCATGACTGGAGGTGGAGGAATGTTATCCGGATTTGGAAACACCACTTACGACAACTGCATAATGCACATGATCATTTTTATTTCCATGATCATTTTCATAAAGAGGAGGACTCAGCCTGATTGGCTTGACATCGGATACATAGAGAAAGCAATTGATGCACAGATCTATGCCGATGATCATTTGGTTGGTATTTTCGAAGATTTGAAAGACATGTTGTCTTTCGATTTTCGCGTCGCTTTTTATCGACGCTTCGGATTTAATCTGAAGAAAGAGGATGACAAAGTTTCGTCTGACCCTATCAATCACAAGTTCTTAGGTGCTCGCCCTGTTAAAATCAACGGAGATTATTACCCCGTTTATGATATCGACAAGGTTAAATCGGCAATATACCACGTTAGTGAACAAACCACTCGCGAGGTTGCGTACGTTAGAGCAATCGCCTACTTTATACTCATCTGCGCGTCAGGTGATCCCTTTGTTGAGGTGTTACTAAGATACATACGTAGCTTAGTTAACATTCGATTATGGAAGACACTGAAAAATGTTAATTTCGTTATCGACAGTGAGAATTTTTCACAGCTCAAGTTTTCTCTTGATTTCTCGTTGATTCCAACAGTCAGTGAGGGGTTGAAGTTTTGGAGTGGCAATGAATCTAAACTGTTAACGCCAGTTGATGATCGCGTTGAAAATAGATTTGATATACTATTTTCTATTCTTGAATCAGATTCTCGAATAACCATCACAAACTCAGCCGGCTTAATAGCGCCCGCACACTACCACAATCAATCGAAGAAAAAGAAAACAATGCAAAGAATGGTCAACTCCCCACGACCCGATCGTGTCAAGCAAAAGATTATTGCTTTGACACAAGAAGAACCAATTAACTTGGCCTCAAAACCTCAAACAGTCGAGTACGCAAAGAACATCGACTTTGATTTAAATCAATACGTCTGGGAAGACGTAGCTGAGGCAATTGAAGCTTGGGATATTGAGTTTGAATTTGTCGCCCAGTACTGTTCTACAGTTTTGGACCCCGCTGTGTACATTGCAACAAACATGTACGCAAATGGAACCATACTTAGTGTAAAAACACAGTTTGGCGAAGTTAGGGACGTTCCTTACTCTGGAGACGACATTACATTCAAACAGAACAATTCTGTAGGGTTTACCTGGTTTAACATGTCAGACAACAAAGTCGGATATGCTGAATGGTACAAGCAAAACTACGAGAGACGCGGTGTGACTTTTGATCACGCTGCTCCAATTCATGGTGACACTCCTGCTCAAAGATGGGCAATGAGAGAGTTGAAAAATCACTCTAAGTACGCTAAATTGGTGTTTCACAAGAAATATGCTCCAGTAGATCCAATTGCTGCTCCACCTGGTTTTGTAAATCAGGCCGGTAAGAAGAAAAAAGATAAACCGGAAGGCGAGTCTACCCAACCGCAAAAGCAGGTTCAGAAAACAACAAAGAAGAAAGTACCAGTTATGAGTGAAGCACATATTGCTCAGCTGGTTGAGAGGACAGTGAACAGAGTTCGCAAAATGGAAGTCACACCAAAAAATTCTAGAGCGGTTATTCAACGACCACAGAACGGGCCAAATCCCGATTCAGTCTTGAAAATCCTTAGAACTATAACGGCACCAATGGTTGGTCAGCCTTGTAGGTACACTGGTCAGTACGCAGCAGAAAAAACTGCCGTCGGAAAACCATTTTACAAATTGGATATGACTTTGTCTAACGTTAACACTTACAATGTGTCTGGAATTCCGGCAGGAGACCAGTGCATGTTTTTGTTTAGACATCCACTTTGCTTTGCTCGATACGTTGAGCCAAATGTAACTGGACAATCTTATCAGTACAACATTTTAATGTTGACTGAAGGTAGTCCATCATTTCCGGCAACAAACTCACGATACCCCTCAGCCGCATGGTTGAACGCAGGGGTCACTGAAAATAGTGACATCTGTTGGGCCCCCATCTTGCAAGCAAATTCAGCTCTTACTTTCTCCCCACACGGACAAATACTCTACCC